TCTATTTTCTGCTGATTTACGATCCACAATAAATATCTGACGTTTAAACTCTGCTGTAGGATCTGGTGTTCCTAACGGGTTACTGTTACCAGGAAAGTTTACAGCGTCCAAGAATCTAGCCATTGTTCTTATTCTCGTAAAAGTAGCACCAGTGAGATCATTACCTGCTGTCACCTGATTTACACTGACCAAGATAGATGAAATTAATCCTGTTGCATTACTTATAGTTACCTTTGGTCTTGGAAGTTGACCACGTTGATAGGCGAAACCTGTAGCTTCGATAGGGAATCTAAGATATGAATTACCTGCAAAAACTATCTCACCATTAGCATTTAAATTTGATCCTGCATGAAATCTATAAATAGTATTCGCACCATGTAATGCTGTGTCTAGCTGTAATACGAAAAGTTCAATTATTGCTGAAGGATTTATCTTCTGAACTTCACTGAAAACAGGACCAGTACTCATGGTTCAAAGACCTCTCTAAATGTAGCCTGTATTGTAGCTCTGTTTAAATATGGTATTGACTTGCTCCATGTTTCACAAACAAACTGAGAAGAGCTTGCTTCTCCAGGTGGTGTAAAAGTAAAGCTGGCACTATCATTTGCTCTTGCATCAAGAAAAGTTTCTATTGTATCTGCATCTGACTCTGATACTTCAAAAGTAAGGTTAAATATTTTTGGATTTTGATGTTCTGCTAATCCAAATAAAATTCTGTGTTCATACCCATCTGCGAAGCGAACCGTCCGTGTTAAAGGTTGAGATCTTTTTTGTTGTCCGTATTTAGGAGCAATAGAGGGAAAAGTAGCCATTATGCAAGTAAACCTCCAGGTCTTTTCTGTTGTATTAATTCAGATTGTACTGCTGCTGAGATAACACGACCAAGTTCTCTACCTTGCTGTTCATCACCTTCAACAGAAGAACCAGAAGCATCTACGTTTACAACAATACTTGTTCCTCCACCCAACTGACTATTTGGAATAATAGTTCCTGCTCTATCAGGTACAAATAGTTCTGGCCCACGTTCTCCAACTATTGAAGCTCTTCCTACTGGTGGTCGGCCTCCATTCGCAAACTTTAAACCTGGTACAGGATCTAACATCGGTGCGGAGATCATACCACCTAAATCTGTACGAAAACTACTACCACCGCCTCCTAATCCTCCACCAAGAGTTCTACTAAAAATTCCAAGTAATCCTTGTTGTAATTGATTTGCTGCCATTCTTGCTGCTGTATCTATAAAGAAATCTGCAATTTTATTTAGCATATTTCTAAACGCATCTTGTACTGTCATAGTCCCTCTAATTATTCCTTTGAATGAATCTTCAAATGATGTTCCCATTACCTTAGACAGTTCCACTGCTTGACGTTGAGTATCATTTAATTTTCGCATTTCTCTATTTAATTCATCTATACGACTAAGCGTTGGGTCGGCTGCTCTTATTCTTGCATCAGCTATTAAAGTTACTAAATTTAATTCTGTAGCTAAGTTCTTTAATTTTTCTTTTGCTATTTCTATTTCTGCTTTTGTAGCCTCTTTATTTAAAAGTAAAGATTTTAAATTTGCTTCTGCTCTCTTTGCCTTTACTGTGGCTTTTGCTACATCAAGTCTTTTTTGCTCTACAGACAATGCCTTCTCGTCTAAATCTCCTCTAACAATTCCTATTCTTGTCTGTTCTAATGATATTTGTTTTACCAATAATTTTTGTGCAGACTGTAAGACTTCCTGTTCTATCTCTCTTAACTCTAATATTCTTTCATTTCCCTTAATCCGTTCTCTAATTTTCTCAAGATCTTTTTCTCCTCTAAAAATTTTTCCAACTAACTTAGCTTCAGTGTCCATTTGTATGCCTTTGAGGTTTGCTAATTTTTCTTCATTTTTAACTAATTCATCTGATATCTTTTTTTCTTTTGCTAGGTCTAACTCTAAAGTCTTTTGTTGTTCTCTTATGGCCTCTGTACTTGTAATACTTTCAGTTGCTTTATTAGTACCTCCAGCAATAACTGTTAGTAACTTAAAAAATGCAGTTAATGGACCTGCTACTAAAATACTAAGTCTTGTTGCTAAGTCTTTTGTCGCTTGTTGAAATTTAAGCATCTGTTTATTAAGACCTTTTATTGAATCAAGACCACCAAATCGTTGCTGAAGAGTAAGAGAGGCTAGTTCTCCTGCAACCTGATCTAATCCAGCATTTTTTAATGTAGATGTGCTTGTTACTATTGACCTGTCAAAGTTTTTTATTCTTAAAACTAACTTATCTAAATTTTGTGAAGGGTCTGTAAGTGCTGCACCAAATTCACTAATACTGTTTGAGATATTATTAAATATTTGGAGTCCAGCAGTAGCAACAAGACCTCCTGCAAAGCCTCCCATCTGCCCACCAAACTTTGCACCAAGTCCACCACCTAATGCACCAAAAGCTCCACCAGCTAATCCCTGACCAAACAATAGTGGAAACGAACCACTGATTAATGCACTTGATAAAACCCCTCCACCTTTACCTGCACTAGAGCCACCTCCACCAGTAGCTCTACCGCCTCCTCCTGTTGATCGTGGAACAAGATTGGTGCTTTGCCTTCTAGTACTTAATATACTTTTTTCAGTTTGTAATTCTTTAATTTTTGTCTGTAAATTTCTTTTCTCTAATCTGTTTTCTTTTAACTGTAAAGCTAATTTATCTCTTTCTACTCTTAATAATTGTTTATTAGTAGGATTTTTACCTGTGCTCCTGTTTAATTTAGCAACTCTACTTTCTAATTTTGATATTTCAGTGCTTATACCTTTTAAATCACTCTTTATCTTAGGAGCGTTTAATTTAATATTTACTGCGTATTCTGCTCCCACTGATTTTAAAATACTAATATTAAAAGTTTAGCGTACTTTACGATATTGAGCCTGTTTTTTTGCCTTTTCGTATGCCTCATTCTCACGTTCAGCTTTTAAATCAAAGTAAGCGTTCCATCCTATTAATTCTTTAGTAGACATTTTATGTCGTAATTCTTGAACAGTGTAACCAAGCTTTTCTGCTATGAAAAATTGTAAATATGTGTAATTATCTTTTTTTAATTTAACTTTTTACGGCATCAGGGCTTTCCTCCTCGCCCATGCTTTGCATTTTAGTCATTATATCTACTAATACTGACATAGGAATTTCCCTTCTTAGTGATGGTATATCACCTGTTGAAAATAACTTTGTTCCTGACTCATCTTCGGCTTTTGTAATAATTACTTGCAAAGAAAAGTCCAAACTTCCTTCTTCCTGTCCTTTATTCATAGCTAGCAAAGTACCATTGATAGCATCTCTATCAGCTATTGTTAATGGCGACCAAAATATTTTTAAAATAAGTTCTTCTCCTTTAAAAATTGAATAACTACTTCGATCTTCAATACTGAAAGCTTTTTTTAGCTTATCAATCGCTCTTTCTGTTGACATAAAAATTATATTTATATATTAATTATATATCAAAATTTAATTTAAAGCACCAAATCTACCATAAGTTCGTTTTATCTTAAATCCAACTGATTTAAAACCTTTATCCATATCTGCTGTAAGAAAATCATTCAACAAATAAACATCATACCAATTGGGCACATTTGGTTTAGGTGTTGTTCTAGCTCCTATTTTAAATAAATCACTATATAACTGACCAGGGTCATAAGGACTAGGCAATCTATTAATAACAAATCCAGCATATTCAGCTTTATTGCCTATATATAAAGACCTTGACAAAGAAGTTATTATAATTGGACTTTTTCTTGGTACTCTTCTTGCACTTTTTCGTTCATCTGGATTATTACGTCTTGGTTTGTCTGGTCTGACAGAAGCACCTTTTATTTCCCATGACGAACTAAATGTTCCAGTGAACCACGGACTTTTATCTTGTAATGATGTATGTATCTTTGCTGCTGCTTCTGCTCTGCCTTTAATTATCAATACTGATAAATCACCTGTTAATCTATTTAATTTTTTAAGTTTAGGCATTGGCTGTAAAACTACAATTAACAACACTCATAAAGTGACTTTGATCTTCACTTACAACTGCTGATGGTCCAGCGACTTCACTTACTCTTGGTGAAACAGAAAAAGTATCAATATAATTTGTTGCATTTACTGAAATCATACCATCTATTACTGACTCTGCTATAGCAGCAGCTACAGCACTTCCTTTATTTGATGGTGTCATAATTGCACATCGTATTGAACCAGCATAATAATTTACTGCTGCACCTTGAGGCTGTGTTGTAGATTGATCAAAATCAATATTAACCATTACATATTTTTTATCTAAACCAGGTGCACTAAAAGGAGTGTTATCAAAAATTACCGTTACTGTTGGATCAGAATCAGATACGGCTTCTTTAATTGCTGTTTCAAATGCTGCTCTTGTCTTTACTAAAGTCATTAGAAAATTATATCAATACGGAACAGATATTCCTGTCCTCCTTTAAGTGTACGAATATCAGTTATTTTTGCTTTTCTTGTTGAACCAGAAAAAGTAAGTGTTATTTCATCCTGTAATAAAGGTTGATTATTTCCTATTAAATCTGGTGTTATATATAATCTTGCAATATTTTCTTGAAATCCTGCTTCCTCAGTTGATTGAATAAATTCAATAGGAACTTTTATACTAAAATTACTGTCGACTGTAATATATTCTCCTGTTTCGTTGTTATAACTTGAAACACCTTTTCGAGTATAAACAATTGAAGTATCTAAAGAACTGCCTAAATCAGATACAACCTGTTTTGCTACTTTCTTTAATAATGAATCTAACTGTCCTGCCATTATCCTCTAACCACTCTCATCTGAAAACTACCTGCACCACCTAACATATACGCTCCAAGA